AACTATATCTCCTTCTCCAGTCTTCTCAACTGTCCTTCCATCTTCAAGAAGGTACAAAGTCTTCGTTACTGGAACTTTAACAAAATACTCAGCAACACGCACAGTATTCTTCGTAGCCCAGCCATCAACAAAATGATCACTGGTTGCATTGAACGAGATAGGTTCAACTTTATACTTATCTTTAAACTCATCTCTATCCATATCTGAAACTATGAAGCAATACATAGCATCTGAACAATCATACTCAACGTGCTTACCCCAAAACACAGCAAGAGCATTTTCAATAACTTCAATATAAGCTTCTTGCTCGAACGCTGAATCTGAGGTATATCTTGTTGTAACTCTCCAAGCTCCATACCCACAAGCAACAGCGTGTTCAAAGCCATGATCTATTGCTACGTCAGACTTGGAGATTTGCTGAACGTGCTTAATCCAACCACTCAGAATCTTTGCAACCTTTACATCAGCTTTCGAGTCTACTGGAACCACGCGGATTGACGGCCTGTTCATGCGCTGATCCCCAACAACTTGATCAATAAACGCAGGCATTTTATTTATCGTAATACAAGGTCTTCCTTCAGATTCCCTCTCAGCCTTAATCTGCTCCGGCCACTGCTTTCCTTCGACAGCTACAAACTCAAGATCGTCTTTAGCAAGTTTGCGATTTTCATCATCCTCATCCATCGCCTTGCGAAGTCTGTCCTGTGCTTCTCTAAGAATTTTTCGTTCTTGTTCTTCTGTCATTAGTGGCCTCTTTGCTGAGCAATCCCAACAACGTGAGTTTGCCGGATTGTTTTCTGCACTGCCTGACTCAGACAATTACTCATAACAATCTCCGTATAATTTTCAGGATTCACTGGCCTGTACTGCACAACACTACCACCTTGATACCGCACAGTAAGAATGTTTTCCCTTTCATTATACAGAATATTATCTACATTAGCAAAATTCATAAGCTTTCTTAAACCCCAAGCCACGAAGTAGAGGAGATTTCGCTATTCGCATATCTCCTTCGCGAATAAAGTTCAGGTTTTTCTTTCGCAAAAACTCTTGTCGAGCTGTTGTGGAAGTATTCTGTCAAACACAAAGCATCCGCGATGTTTGGACTAGCTATTCCTCTTGCCTTCATGTCCTTTTTACTCTCCACTACATATCCACCATGAGAGTTGAATTTGTACCGGACAGTGGAAAGTTCATTTGCAAGTTGCTGACCGAGGGATTCTTTTTCTCCGTGAGCTTTGACTGCTGGAAAGGAGTACTTTCCCAGCAAGCAATTATCTCTCACCCTCACCCAGAGCTCATCTCTTAATTTATTGTACTTAGTAATATCACTTGAAGAATTCGCCACATTGACTTGATAGAGATTTTTCATATTCCTCTTCTCAAGCCAGTCCGCGACGCCAGCTCCAACTCCAATTACATCTATCGCGCAGCCTGAAGCCTCAAGTTCCTGATAAGTTTGATTGATGAATCCACCAAGATCAATTGTATTGAGCTTTCTAAATGTTTCCCACGGAAAAATCTTAAGCCCGCGCCGGGGGAGAATGATTGAAGCATCATCTCCGTAGCGCGCGACATCAACTCCCAAATAAAGTGGCTCATCTTCCGCAACTTCAAACTCATTCCCGATGCACTGCTCAGCAGCATAGAGAGGAATCAAGGTATTTTCGTCCTGGAGCGGCGGATTTCCCTCAACGCGGATACGAAAGATGTTAGACTCAACGCCATGCTTGGCTGCCATGTAAGCAGGATAGGACTTATCTACGTTTGTAGACTCCCTGCTGTCCCAATGAAGTGTATTCCAGTTCTTCTTAAACTCTGAGTTAAAGTGTGTATCGTAGAAATAGCCTGAATTTCTAGTCATGTTCCCAATCAGGAGAACTTTATTATCTGGCTTTGTCAGGATACCTTCAAGGGGAATGTAAACAGGATCTGGTACGCCGGAAGCTTCGTCGACAATTACTAAAATATGCTCATCATGCAGACCCGCGAGGGTCTCAGCTTGCTCTTCCTTAGATGATCGGACGGATGGGGAGATAAATCGAACCCACCATGTTTTCGGAGCTTCTTTATGTCTGATTGCGTCACGGTAGATATTGAACTCATCTGCGACAAGGGAACCTCTCAGCCACTTTGAGAGCTCAGAGAGAAGAATATCTGTCAACTGCCTATTAGTTGGCGCAGTACAGACAACTTTTGCAAAAGGTCTCGTAACCATAAACCAAAGAATCAGCCAGGAAGCAACGGCCGATTTACCTGGCCCATGACCTGACCGAATCGAAGTCCTTTTATGCTTAGCAATGCTCTGCTCGCCAGAGAGGACTTGAATCTGCTGCTTCGTCGGGGTGATTTTCAGGCACTCCTCGACGAACTGGAGAGGAGAGTTTCTCCACTCCTTGAGCTTTGAGACAACAGCTTTGTTTATGTTCTGGTCAGAAACGCCTTCCACAGTGTCAACCTCTCTCCATTACTCAGTTTATGAAAAGGACTCGTGCTCTGCGAGCACATTGTATTCAACTCCGTAATCATCTTATGACACTTTCTACACAGGTTGGAAATTTTCACAGGCTCGTAAGTTACATGATGCCTTTCCAGCCTTCCACCTTTCCCACACTTCCGACACCTTTTCTTCCTCTTCTTCCGAGATGTGTCGATTTTTGACATAACGCACTGGGTTTAATCCTCAACTCGCACAAGGATATTCCTTCCATTTCGTTTGAAAGAAGCAACTTTCGGATCTTTCGTCGGTTCAAGCCAAGAAACCCCGTGATACTTCATGAGCTTTTTAACCTTGTCACTAGCTACCCCACCGGGCGTTGACCTCGCATACATTCCCAGCGCAAGCTGAGCCTTATCCAAAAACGGACGAGTCTTATAATCCGGCGCGGCATCCTTAGCTTCCTCCGGAATTAGCTTTTCCCACAAAAAATTACTTGAAGGCATTTAAAACTCCTGTTCGTCAAGCGCGGAAATTGAGGTAGTTGGCAAGTCCTCTTCCTCATTCGTGCTGTCAGAGAAAATTGCTTCCTCAATCGCGGAGGACTTATCCGCCAACGCGGCCTCCTGTTTTTCAAGGTAAATCAAGTGAGCAACAAGACCTTTAATCTCACTCGGCTTTCCCTCAATATTCAGTTCTTTATCTTTAAGTATCTTATAAGACGCAACCAAGTCGCGCAGCGGGGCTTCTTCTATCTTTTCTGGTGTGATAGCTTCAAGTACTCTTGCTTGAAGCTCAGTCAACTGAAGGGCTTGAATTGAGCGGTACTGGAGTAAAATACCTTGCTTTTGCTGAATATCAGCAATCCGCGCACGAAGTGTTGGAGCAGATATTCCTAGCTCCTGCGCAATCGCCGGAACTTTCTCCCCACGCATGAGAAGATCCAGAGCCGCTTCTACATCGAAGTCCTTTTTAGCCCCACCACCCTTACTTGACGGCGCGGGAACTACAAAAGCTGCTCCTGGTTCAAGACTTCCCATTAAAAACTCCTCAACTAAAGCGAAAGACAAAAGACATCATCTTTAAATCTGCAAAACCCATTTGGAGTTGACTCGAAGCGAGTACAAAGAAACTCTCTTCCGTCCGCCACACAGATATACCTTGCGCAGATTTTCCTGAAGTCAAACTTCATCTCACACGGAGCGGAGCTTCCCGGCTCAGTAAAAATCTCCTCCATACTCGATTGAAGTTGCTCAGCTGTCATAAGAACTCAGTCCCTAGTTGTATTTTTACAGAACCACTATACCATAAAACGAAACAAAAGTCAAGCACTATTTTTACAAAATTTACAAATTTTGGCATGGATGTTGCATGGTAGCTTGTGGACAAATTTATCCAGCGGTGGACGCGGGGGTAAACAAAACTTCTTCTTTCCTTCACAGACTCCGGTGTCAAAAATTGACACATCTCCGAACTCGTTTCTGCTTCGAAGCTTGCTTCGGATGGTTTAAGGAGAGATGCTGTAAAATTTTTACTGGGGGAGAATGGGGCTTGTTTCCCGTCGTCGCCAGCCTTCGAATGACCCTTACACCCCCCCCCATCG